ATTTAATTAATTATATAAACCTCAGATTCTCCAACTACAAGTTCCCTTACAGTTACCATGTTATGACTTCGTCCCCGTTACTACCCACTCATATTAAACTAAATAAACTTATACAGTATATGACAGTCAACGACGCAATCAGCAAGCTACGAGTAATGCTTGGAGCTGCTACTGAAGAAGTTAAAGAAGTTTCAAAAACTAATATGGCGGAAGCTACTTTAGTTGATGGAGTAGAAGTGTACACCGAAGGTGAATTACAAGCAGGAGCAATCTTATTTGTAAGAGCTGGAGAAGGTGCATCAGAAGATCCATTCGCGCCGGAAGGCAAACACGAAACAACTGATGGTTTATTAATCACTGTAGGTGAATCTGGTGAAATTACTAACGTTGAAGAAAAAGGCTCTGAAGAGTCAGTATCTGAAGCTGAAGAATCTTTCGAAGAGGAAGAAGAAGTAATTGTAAAAGAAAAAGATTTTGACGTAGAAGGGTTACTGGAAGGTATCGCTGGTATGTTAGAGCCTTACACTGAAGAGATTAAAGAACTTAAAGAAGAACTTAGTGTTTTAACTTCAAGATTTAACGAAGTTGCAGATGAACCTGCAGCAAAAAAGGTTGCCAACACCTTCTCACAAGAGGCACAAAACAGAGCTACTACAGCTGAAGCAAGATTTGAAAGACTTGTATCATTAAGAAAGAGTAGAAAATAAACCAAACAATTAAAAACAAAAACAATTTATTATGGCATTTGATTTAACAGCACTTAGTGTGTACACAGATGAAACATCAATGGATTTAATTGCGAAGGCAGTATTAGAAACTGACTTAATGTCTTATGTAGACTTAAGATCAGGACTTTCTGCTGGAACAGTAGCAATCAACTTAATGGACGGTGACTTAAACGTTGCTGATCTTGCATGTGGTTGGAATCCTTCTGGTAATGTAGATTTCTCACAAGTAGACATCACTATCAGAGACAAACAAGTAAAAATGGACTTATGTCCAGAAGACCTTAGACAATACTGGTTAAGCCAGAGAATGTCTGCGGCAGCAAACCAAGAGAGTGTTCCTTTCGAAGAAGTAATCGCTGATTACTACGTGAAAAGAATCTCTAAATATAACGAAGCTTACCTAATTGACGGTGACGGTACTGGAACTGGTATTAAAGACCAAGTAACAGCAGCTAACGGTGCTACTTTATCTGCAGCTCCAGCAGCATTCACACTAGCTAATGCAGTAGAGCAAGCGTTAAACATCTTTGATGCAATCAACGAAGCATCTAAAGACAGAGACGATCTAATTATGATCATGTCTCCAGCTAACTTTAACACGTTACGTAGAGCATTAGTTGCACAAAACTATTACCACTATGACCAAGGCGACGGTAGATCTTTCGAATTACCAGGTGCTAACATTACAGTAGTAAAAACTTCAGGCCTTGTAGGTTCTGATTACGTAGCAGCAGGTCCTTCTTCAATGATTGTAGCAGGTACAGGTTTAGAAGATGACATGTCAACAGTACAGTTCTTTTTTGACAAAGGACAAGATGTTGTAAAATTCATCGCTAAATGGAGATTAGGTGTAGCCGTATCTCAAGTAGATCAATTCGGTACAAACGGATTAGCATAATTCAATAACTAGGGCCTTCGGGCCTTAGTTTTAACTAAAAAAACAAAGTATAAACTATGGCATGTAGCAATTTAACAGCAGGGTTTACTCTAGATTGTAACGACTCTAACGGTGGTATTGATAAGATCTTTATCGCTAACGGACCAGTTGAATCTATTACACAATCCTCAGGAACTATCTCAGCAATTACTGTTGGTGGTTCAGCCCTTGTACCTGGTGACTTCTTTGATTTTGACGTTCCAAGACAAACTAGTTCATTTACCGAAACTATAAATGTATCTCAAGAGAATGGTACTGTATTTTATGACCAAGCTCTTACAATGATATTCAACAAAATGGAAGCTGCTAAGAGAGATCAGATTTTACTGATGGCTCAAGCAACTGATATGGTTGTAGTATTTAAAGACAACAACGATAAGTACTTTAGCGTTGGTGTTGAAAGAGGTGCATTCATGACAGCAGGTTCATCAATATCTGGTACCGCTTACGGTGACAGAAACGGATATGAATTAACAATTTCTGGAATGGAAGAATCTCCATCATTTGAAGTTACTGGTAGTATCGTCGAGGCTTAATAATCGAC